CCATCACGTCCAGCCGTGTCGATGTCCATTGTGCTATCCGACGTGTTTGCATACAACTTCCCATTAATAACAACAACGGCAGGGTTGTCTGCTGATCCAGGTATAATAACTTGCGTTGCATCAGAAGAAAGGTTGTGAAATCCAGGTTTATGCGTTGTTGCTAATCTTTCGAACCATGTTAAAGACGTTCCAAAATTCCAATGATCACCGTCAAGAATTTCCTTTCGTGCCCATGGAACGTAAAGTGTACCGTCCGAAGTCCTGTGAAACAACGCTATTATGCCATTGTCATCGACAGCATTAGGAAGGGAGCCAGCCGCCACAACTGTTGGTGACGGCGTTTCGTTGCTAGTCGGCTCCCTTGTCTTTTCTATGTATGCGACTTTATTGGCTGCATCCAAGGTTATGGGAGAATCGGAAGTTTCAACCGTTGTGGTCTTGTTTGTGATATGGTCATAAATCACTATATCGCTTGAAAAACTGACCTGATTCCCGCTTTCATCCCATTCGATCTTGCCTCCGCCCAAAATGCTTATGTTGCGATCTTCCCTAGCAGCATATAGGGCTTTCGCTACCTCTGTGAAAGTGTCATCATTCAACACGGTATCCCAAGTGCCTGAATCGCCTCCAGGCGATGGGACCGTCAAACCAAGCAGACCGTTACCAGTTAGATTTGTGCTCATTCAACAGCCGGTAGGCTTTGGCCTGCCGCCTCCTCTTCAAGTGTTAACGGAATATCATAATAAGTCGGTGCCGACTGTTCGACAGTCACGTCGCCAGCGATCCTAACAAAAAAGCCCTCGTACGGTGTAGCCGAGGTATCCAAAACAAACACAAAAGGTAAACCAGACCCATCTTGTGCGCGCTCTAAAGCCCGAAGCGTGTTCATTGTGGTTTTTGTAATTTTGTTGAAATTCAAAACAAATGTGCGACGATCTGCACGGCTGTAAACATACTTTTGAAGGTACTCTGTAACGTGTTCAATGTTGTTGCGATCGTAAATTTCGCGGTGCTCAACTTCAGGCTGTTGCGTAGCATCAAGCGTTGTCCTCGAGCCCAACCACCATTCGCCAACCTCATAAAACCCATTTGTGTTGCCTGTATCAGATATTGAAATGCGCCAATACCTATACGTTTCCGCCGACGCTAACTCATGGTATAGGTTGCGGTGTGGAGGGCTTAAACCCAACCCTGAAACCGTTATGGTTTCATCAACCGAAGGGGCGCCCCACGAATCCGACGCATTTGCCTGAATCTTGACCGTCGCGCTTGATGTCAAATTGACATTGCCAAGAAAGCAAGTGTCGCACTCAGTTGCGGCACCAAAATCCTGCACAACCGTATAAGCCGTTGCAACATCTTCAGTTCGCCAAGTTTGCGAATAATTATCAGTCTGCAGGTTGTTTGCCGGATAATCTTCATCTTCACTTGACGCAGTAAATAATCGCTGCACTGTCTTGATTTTATTGACGTTTAGTATTCTAACAGACACTAGATAGCCCTTTTCAATGCTTGTCTAAGGTTGCCGGTGTTCAGTCTTAGAATCTCTGCGATCTCTTTTGCCAGCATTTCGCGGCCACGGCCACCCGAGCCCTGCCCATTGATTGAGATATTGATCATGTTTGGCATTGCTTTCGGAGGAAGCACTGTTTCGCCCTTATGCACAAATGCAAGCCCGCTCTCTTCCACTATGCCGCCGTGTTGGAATCCTGAACGGTTTTCCAATACGTTCTTGATGTCCTTTAGGGCTTGAAGCTGATTCTGAAGCAACTGCTTTTGCTCTGCAATCGCGGCAGCTTCCATTTCGTTCAATATTTTCAACTCGTTTTCAAGCCTCAACGCATCTGCATGCGCCCTATCAACTGCAGATTGCTGAATATCTAACAACCTCTGGGCTTCGCTTGTTGCCTCCGCTTCGGCCGCTTCAAGCTGGCCAAGTATGTCGGCCTGAATCCTTGTAAGCTCTTCTTGAGTGATAAGACCGGCCGCTGCGGCCTCTTGTGCGCTCTGAAATTCATCTAACAGAGATTGCTGCAACCTCTCCGCCGCTGCCGCCTTATCTTCACCTGTTGCAGTTCTAAAAGCATCCCAAGCGGCCGCTGTTGTTTCCTGTGGGCTTAAAAGCGCACCTGCAACCGTCATTTTCGCCTCTTGAAACCCCTGGACAAGATCCTCTAGCAAGCCACGCAAGCGATCGCGTTCCTGCTCAACAATCGCAAGATGCTCTTGCGCTAAACTGATCTGTTCAAGCAACCCGGCACGCTTTTCCGCATACTCTTCACGAATCTGCTGAATATTCGCGTTATATTGATCAACAAGCAACTGACCCTGTTGCTCTATCAGCGGGATTACCTCTTCAAGGTATTCCTTCATTTCACGACGCGAACCCTTACCGAACTTGATCCACTCCTCACCGGTAAAAGGATCGGTCATGGTTCTTTTCTTGATTAAAGCGTCTATTTTATCAATGACGCCACTTATCTTGTCTTGTCCAATACTTACACGCTCCGACCAAGCGTTAACAAGCTCGCTCGATGTTCTGGCTGTGTCCATCATTCGATCGAGTGATGCTTTTAGATCGTCAACCCGATCACCCATTTGCTCGAGCGCCCAGTTAACTGCATCGCCTTTTGTTTGAAACCATTCGGCCGAACTGAACAAAGCGCCGAACCAATCGCCAATGGTAGAAAAGAATCCTGTAATGCTATCAATCAAACCCTCGATCATACCCTCGATTTGTTTCGGTAAATCCATAATGATCTGAAAGCTTGATATGGCGCCGCCGATTCCAGTAAGGGCCGAGGCAACACCAGTTAACGCACCCGCCCCTGCCGCACCTCCACCACCTAGAGCACTTAACATTCCTCCAAGATCACCAGCAAAAGCGACGTTTTCCAGCTTGGTTTGAAAATCTTCAGCAACATCGGCGTTTGTGTCTTTAGCTTTGTCCAGGCGTTCTTTTTCTATTGTGTCGATCGCGTCAATAAACGCATCACGAAAGATCGCCACCGATGATTGCAATTCTGCCTGGGTTATAAAACCCTGGGATGCCATTTCCCTAGCCATGGCAATACGTTCCGCATAAATGGCATTTATCTTTTCTTCATCGGTCATCAATTCTGTTGTGGCCGTTTTCAACGTCTGCGAAAATTGCTGTTGCTGTTTAAGGCGGTCCTTTTCAAGTGCTTCAATCTCTTTTAAAGCCTTTTCCTCTTTAGCCCTCGAGGTTGCAGATTTTTCTGCTTGATCAGTCAATTTTCTGTTTGTTTGTTCGATTTCCTTAGCCAACGCCTTCTGTTGCTGTAAACCCCTAACTCGGGTTATCCCCATTTCAGCGTCGCTAGGTCCAATCAAAAAGCTTCGTACGGCTTTCACACTTATGGTAAGATTTTCGACTACCTCTCGGACAAACCTGCCCAGAGTGCCCTCGGCTGCCATAACGGCCTCCCAGAACTCCCTAAACTGCTTTGTCAAACCACGCATTGCTCCTGCTGTTGTGTCAATGTCCCTTGCTGCAGCTCCGCTGAATCCTGTTTCTCGCATCTTGTTCAGCAGATTAGTCAAACGCTCTGCAGGTGTCGCAGCATTTTCAATCGTGATTCCGTATCTACTCAAACCGCCAATTTGACCCTGTATAGCTTTCCCAACAGCAAGCGCGGCGGCCTTTTGATCAATCCCCATAGCTGCAGACAAATCCAAGACAGCGGCCGTTGTCTGTTTCAACTGATCTCCATACACTCCAAACGACGAAACAAGACGGGTCAATTCTATAACATCCGTTTCGAACAAATTAGTTTGTGAAGCCAGTTGGCCTGCAAAAAGCTTCAAATCATCAACAACGGCATTAGATGTTACACCGAGAGCCCGAAACTGATTTTCAAGCATTCTGTTGGCTCGTTCCGCCTGTATGGCATCGGCTATGCCAGTCCTAATAGTTCTGTAAACTGCCGTGATTCCAACAACAGCTCCTGCAGCACGAAGCGCCATGCTCCTGAATCCCTTTGCCACATCAGCCGATGATGCAGCGCTTTTTTTTGCCGCATCCGTTGATTGATTCAACTTCTTGCGCATCGTGTCCAGTTCCCTGGACACACGCTTCAACTTAGCGCTAGCGTCATCTTGAGCCCTTATCGGTATAACTACCGTCGGTTCGGCCATTTTTTGCCCTTTGTTTTCTTAGTTGAAGAAATGCGTTCTTCCATGTTACGATTATGAACTTTAACGTCCTCCTCGTAACACACCTTCATCTTTTCGAATGTCAAAATTGGATCGGTGGGCTTGTAAAGGTCGTATAAGAATTCCGCCCCCTTGTAATTGAAGCCCTGTTCCATCGTGGTCGTGCTTGTCAATATCAAGTACAAGCTCCATGCCTCCGAATTGGCCGGGAGGAATTCTTTTTGCAAGCTGAAAAATCTACATTGATCACAATCGGGAGTCGGTCTGCCGAACTTCTCTTTTTCCTCTTCACACCTAAAACACTGCCGATTCTTTCTATCTAAGCAGTAGGCTGCCCACTCCCGGAGCCTTTTTTTTCCTCTTCAACCCTTTCCTCTTCAAACTGCTGAATGTCCCGGATCTTATCAAAAATGAAGTTTTCAAGACCATAAGCACGCTCTAGGATCAATTCCTTGTTGCTCTGACTAGCCTCGTAAACTTCTTTTTTTGGGCCTTTCTTGAACGGCCCAATCAAATGCGCGTTTGCTGCAGTAAGATTTTTCCAATCAACAATGGCGGTTGCAAGAAACTTCAGCCACTTACTGTTGTCGGTTGTTTCTTCTCTTTGGTGAGTTTGTGGATTCCACTTGCTTCGCTTTGACTCATTCAGCCAGTTCGACAGCTCTTTGCGGTCGATATAGCGCAAATGAACGCTTATGCCGTGTTCCCAATCAAACCATGCTGTTCGTTCTGTCAATGCGCTTTTTAGATCAGGCATTTCGCCACCCCCATCCTTTCGGAAGTTAAATTGATTATGTGAACGCTAATGAAATTTCATCATCCCCTGAACTCATGTTCAGTTGAAATGCGCATGTAAGAACTAAGATGCCGTCGCGGAATTCTTGAGTGATGTCTGTATAGCGCAGCTTTGGAGCTGTGATAGTGCAAATATTCCCTGCAGTGGCTCCAAGCGTGACGCTTAGGTTTCCCTCGGTTCCATCAAACAACTTGCCGTAAATATCTTCATCAGAAACAAGACGTTCCTCAACCTTGATGCTGCCAACGCATTTACGATCAGGAACAAGGATTGACTTAATGCCAGTTGTTGCGGAAATGTCCGGCCTAAGGGCAAGCGTGTTGCCCAAATCAAGCTCGAACATTTCACATATAAAGTCCGTGTCACTATGAACAGTCAAAGACGTTCCTAGCAGCGGCTCAGGCACCGTATCATCATAGCTAATGCTTGAAAGCAGCGTTTGGTCTGTAATCGTTGCAATACCCCAAAAGGTAAATTCGACCATTACAATCTCGCCGACATTCGCCGAAAACCTCCACGTTCCCCTCGCGCCGGCAAGCTGGTAACGCTTGCCGTCAACATAGAACGCGACCGTGCATGAAGGATCTCCAGAACTTGCGGGGGTGTAGGTGTCAGACGTTACCGGAACATTGGTGTGCGTCATTTTGCAGAACTTGAACAGTTTCCCCCATTCTGGGGCTGTTCCTGCTGTTCCCGATCCCTTCAGCTCAACTTTAAACGTCAAAACGCCGTAATAACGACCCGTAACAGGATTCATCTGCGAAAGCGTCGGCCTAATAGGGTTTCTTTCGTGGATGTCCGTTACATCGTCAAAACTTGGCTCGTAACAAAGAAAAGCATCGGCATTTGTTAGGGTTTCGGCGCTTCCCTCTGTACCCTCTTCTTTAGCGGCCATGCAGGCCCTTTGTGCAATTAGCGGCATTCCTTAACCCTCCTTTTCCTTGTCTTTTTCTTTCGAATCTTTTTCAGGTTTTTCCTTTTTTACATCCTTCGGATCGACCACGATCGTCCCACCAGGATTGCTTTTAATCGTAATCTTGCCCATAAAGCCCCCTTATACTTGCGTTGAAAGGTAAGCGTCTACACGCTCCCTGATTCTACAAATGAGGCCAGCCGTCCAAACGCTTTCACCCCTCCCGGTCTGAACCCGCCCAATTTCCGAATAAGAATATTCAGTTGTTTGAAACTGATTCACTGCACCAAGCGGCCAATCTGCCACTTGTGATTCGAACACGTTTTCGCATGCTCGTAATATCGTCCAGCATTTTTTCTGACCGACCTCTGGGTCGCTGGCAACAACCAACACGACCATTGCGACATTATGAAAAAAATCCTTTTTCTGGCTAGTATATTCAACCCGATCCGTGTCAACCGGGATTAGTAGGACGGCAGGCAAGTTTTGAACTGCAGCAATATCTCGCTCACCAACGTAAATTTCGACCGTATCATTGGCGACATTGTATTCCACTTCATCATAATTTTGATCTTGATCAATCAACTTTTCATGCAAGTTGTCATCAAGCTCATCTTTCATTTTGTCTAAAACGTCGCGAATCATTAATTTGCCGTCAATGCTTTCTGTATAATTAACCTGATTTTGTCCCTATCTGCTTGCGTCAAACTCAAAAACCTACGCCTAGGAACCGGCTTTACACCAAATTGATGCTTTGCTGCATATTCTACCTTTGTGCCGAACTTCATTTCCCTTGGCGTGGATTCATAGATCATATCGCTTGAACCTGGAACCGTAAGGCTGCGAAACAGCCGATCGGTCAAACGCAGAATCGTTTGCCCTGGATAGTTCTTTGTTTTCCAAGCAGCATACTTTCTTGAAAGCGGTTTCCACGATGCCGTTCGAGCACCTTGGGTTGCGAACTGTTCCCGCATGGTAATCATCAAAAAATTCCGTATATCTGACCAAATAGGGCGGAAATCTTCGACCTGGTTTTTTTTGGTTATCAGAACGCGGTTGAACTGCCGATCGCCCTGCATCCCTATTTGTAACTTGATTGCCCCCATCAGTCCGTCGCATCATCAATTTTGAAATCAGGAGTCTCGTTGTCCCCACCTGCAAGCAAGTCCTCTTGCCCATCAGGGGTGTATGCCGGGTTATCTCCTGTTGAAAGCTGTAAACTTCCATCTTTCAGACCATCAAAAAAGGCCGTTATTTCGTCTTGTATTGGCGCGATACTGTCTCCTATATCGCGCCTCTGACTGATCGCTATTGCTTGCTCTATCCTTACCGCTACGATTTTTGCGTTGATGATTTTCAGCGTTGCCTGATCTGTCGCATCTGTCATTGGAACGGAATACCCTGCAGAACGCAAGGCATCATTCATTTGATAAAAGGCATCTGTGATGAAGCCTTCAACGTCAGATTCCGATGGTTTGCTTGTTCCTGAAAACTTCCGCAAGGGCAGTTGGTTTTTTATATCCTTCAGCGTGCAATAACCATCGGTGCCTACCGTGATTGACATTCAACCCCCCTTGGTAAAAGGGGGCGGAGCAAGCTGTCTGCCAACCCCGCCCCCTTTTGTTCGTTCAATCAACCCCTAATTAGGTGTTGACGACTTTGCATGTAAGCTGCCAAAGGCCGAAACCGGCATTATAGCGAGCTTTGGTGCCCCACAGGTATTCGTTGTATTTGAATACATGATCGGATTGCGGGCTTGTGATGGCCGTGAGGCTTGGCTGTTCCCTCATTTGGAAAATAAGGGCCTTGATCGGACCAACCACGTTGAACAGATACCAGTCATTAGCATCTGTCAGGTATGGGTTGATGATTAGCTTTGCGGCACCCTTAAAGATGTTCGTTGTTTGACTGATGATTGTCGCATTTAGGAATTCGTCAAACACTCCTTCAAGGGCAGGGGGTGCCATAACTACCAAATTCATACCGGCATTAACATATTCGCCAGTGTCGGTTTTGAATTTGCGCAACGCCGCCTTTGCTGCAATCATGTCGGTTTTCAGGTTTGCAACTGACGTACCGGCACCACTTAACAGGTTGTCCTGTGTTCCAGACTCGCCGCTGCTATGCGAATTCGAATAGAGCGCCTGGCCGTCATAAACTGTCCCATTCGCTTCAATCAACGTAGTCAGCAACGAGAACTTATGACGGACAATAGACGCCGCAAGATCCTGAACCCGTGGGCGGATCTGCACGACCTGATTCGTGTCCTCAAAAGTATCAGCATCAATGGCAATCGTGTTTTCCCATGTTTTGTTTTTGATGCTGTAGTTGTGGACCGCGATACCCTTGTAAACACGCTCACCAACAAATTCACGAACCGCCGGAAGATCACCAAGCCACGAATAATCCTCTGTGTCTTTCGTGCTAGGAACTTCAGTAACTAGGTCTGCAAGCGGAAATTCCTTCAAAGCCGCTGCATAGTATTCGTTAAACTCCGACCGGTAATTAGTATAAACACCGGCAACAAAATCAGGTGTAACAATGGAACTCATTTTTCACGCCCCTCCCTTATCAAGTAATTTCGTCGTTTGCATCAGGCATGAGATCAACCCACATTACTGATGCGCTTTCATATTTAACAAAATAACCAATGAATGTTTTCGAGCCCTTTGTTGCGCTTACAGTTCCATCGTCGTGCGCGTAGGCTTTAGTGCCAACATCAGTTTGCGAAAAACCGGATTGACCAGTAAAACGCACGATGCCCTTTCTGCGACAAACACAATTAATGTCACCAGCGGATCCGCTCGAATTGTCTGCTTGTTCAATAGCAATTCCCAAGAAAGGATCGCCCGAAGCGAGAGCTTGTGCATAACCCGCACCGTTATCACCAACAATCGCTCCTTTGTAAATCACCTCTGACGCTTCAACAGGAAAATCTTGGAAATAACCATCCTTTGCCTGAAAAGCTCTATCTGCAGTCAAGGCTGTCATAATTCACTACCTCCCTTATTGCGGTTTTTCCGCTTTAAATTTTTTCAACTTCTCGGGATCATTGCCAAGCACCTTCGCTGCAGCAAGTTCACCTTCGGTCAATTCAATGTTTTCCTCTTCACTTCCTGCCCCCTGCACTTTGAAATGATCAAGCTCGGGGGTTTCATCAAAAAACTTCTTTGTTTCCTCTTCCCCGATTTTTTCCCACATTTTGATGATTTGCTCGCGTTGCTTAGGAAGGGCCTTTTTGTCTGTCAAAATGATCTTGTCGGCGAAAGCATTGGCCTCCGACGCCTTCTTTTCTGCGACAACCTTGGCATTTTCTTCCTTCATCTCTTCAACTGTTTTCTGCATCGCATCTAATTTTTTGGCTGCCTCCTCAAGTTCGCCCACCTTCCGCGTCACCGCTTCAACCAACGATTCCCCCTCCGCTGGTTCAACTAACTTGCGGATCTCATCGGAAAGCAGGCTTTGACGATCTTTGATCGCTTCAAGCAACTGTTTTTCCTCGGAATCTTCAGGGATTCCAAGCACTTCAAACACTTCTTTGGGAATAGGCATCTCTGTTTCCCCTCCATTCAATGGGATTTCAGATAATTGCACGGGCTTCATGCCCGCTAGAAATGGGCGATTAACCAAACCAACGGCAAGCAACATCGGCCCCAAATCCTTGCCGGTCTTATTGCATTTTGCGTTTTCAGTCCATTCCGGTGAAATGAACCGATATTCACCCTCATTTATGTATTCAACGGCCTTGTTAGTCCAATCAATCAAGGCCCATACTTGTGAATCGTTGCGCCTGGTTTCAAGTTCTCTAACCCAACCGGCAGCTTTGGCAGAATCAGGATCATCGGAAAAGCTGGCATGGTTATAATCGACCATCACGTCGCGATCTATGTATTTGTGGAAGTTCTCGACCATCGAGGACATCAGCTCTTTATTGATCTCGAAATCACCATATAGGTCGTGCTTGAATTTGCCGGATTTGAATACCTGAATCCAAGATTGTGCCGCCCCTTCGAAGTTCGTCCTGCAGTGAATTACGTCCACCTTGGATTGCACAATCCTAAGTTTTGGCCTTTGCTCACGCTCAACCCATGAACCGTCATCAAGCTGCTGGAACTGCTTATTTACAACACCCCACGCTGCAGCATTAGCCAAAGACTCGCCAAATGAACCAACATCCATGATGTTGAGAACATCTAAAACAAGCTCTTTAGCTGTTTCTGGAAGCGTGTTGAACTGTGCAGGTATTTGCTTGATGCTATTATATTTGTCAGAAAAACTAACTGTCTGTTTCTGCTGGCTCAAAATCGCCCCCATTCATATCGCAATGGTTCGTTGCTTTATCTTCCGTCCAATCATTGATGGGATACCTGAAGGATTGAATCTCTGGTTTTCCGTTTTTGATGCCAAAAATCAGATTTGGGCTCTTGCTGTTGTCTCGGCTAAAACTGTCAAATTGGCTTGGATCTTTGACCCTGCAAGCGTGCTCGTTTGGATACGGCAAGGAAAAGCCCCTTGGAAAGTTTCTGCAGGTATTGTGAAGGAATGCTTGCCAAAATGTCAAGCGTTTTTGTCAAAGTGTCAACTATGCTTCCGGTGCAGACTCTTCAAACGTCGCAACGTAAACGCATCTGCATCGGCCACCGCCTAAGCAATCGTTGACCAGGGGCGGCATATAGCGATCATACTCTGGAGAGCCAACAAGAATAGGCCCAAGCTCCATATCCAGCCTCGCACATTCCTCGCATGTATTCATATCGAGCATTGATGAAAGTTCGACATATTGAATGTCTCCGCCGACCTCTTCAATCTGATAAGCTCGGCCCTTGCCGAACGCCTCATTAACTACATTGCTTGCCGATGTTTCTATTTTTTTTGAAGAAAGTTCCCCGATCGATTCCATGATTGATTCAACATCGGCTTGGCCTCTTGCCAGTTGTGCAATGACAAGATCCCTTGCGCTGTTTTCGACCTGCTGCCATACCCGCTGGCCTAACCGCACGCTCATGGCTTCCAATATAGCCTCGGCGTTCTTAGGGTCTGCAACGCTCTTTGTTGGGCTTACTTTCTTGACCTTCGGTGGTTTCTTCAGCTCTGCGGCCTTCTTTTGGGCCGCCTGTTGCCTTCTCTGCTCATCTTTGACCGTTTGCCGACCATAATCATACATTTCGGTCAACACGGTTTTGATAGACTCAGCGGTTGCACGTTCCATCTCATCGGGAACAGCAATCTTGAAAGCCTCGCCAGGCTGGCCGCTTTTCAAAACGTCAATGATCTGTTGCTGCAATAGGTCAAGGATCTGCTGCCGGGAATCCTGAGTAATGGTGACTATTTGACCAGTACCGGAATCAAGACTCCCCTCGATCATCTTCCAAGTGACATATCGCTCGGAGGGCCTGATCTCTCTTTTCTGAAGGATGGGGTAACCGGCTATTTCGGAAGGTAACGCGGCTGCCTTTTTTGCTAGCGGTATAGGAAGTGTCATGGCTTGACCAGTTACCCCATCCCCGTTTTCGTCCTTTTCGTCCTGCTCTGGCTCGTCCTCTTCTTTCTGGGCTTTTTTATCCTTCAACGGCAAGTGCATCCGCTCTCTGATCGCATCTTCCGTGATTTCGTCATGAGTGACAGCGCCGCTCGTAAACAGCGCAGAATAAGCCTCTGCCATTTCCTTGTAAGCTTCCGTTATGATACCAGAAACCACAATTTTCGGCCTTCGGCCCTGTTCGATACCAGGAAAATTCATTTCGATTAGGTCGCCAATCAATTCCCTGTTGATCACCCTAGCAATACTTTTGGCCGTTGCCTCGAGGTTCTGAAGGAAAATCGAAACAAACGATTCGCCAAGCGCATAGCTACCTGTGGCATGTTCACCAAGGTTCAGGAATTGAGCCAAAACCGCCTTGATCATCTGATCATCACAATATTTGATGCCTGGCAGAATATCCAAAAACTTGGATTGACCCTGATCCATAAAATCAACTTCCCAACCCTCTGGGAAAATGGCGTAACTCTGCTGGTGGGCTCTTAGGTTCTTGGCGATATTGGCCGCTGCAACCTTGTCCGATGCGTTCACGTTTTTCGGTAGCACTATCTTTGGGATACCAACCGCATGGCGCATAAATTGTACGTTTTGATACTTTTCGAACTTCTCTTTGCGCTTCCATGGCTTATAGGCCGCCCTAAGAATGCTTTGCCCCTTGGGGCTCCCTGAGCTTGGGCGGTTTACAAAAAGCACAGTTTTCCATCGGGGTATGTTGTAGGTTCCCCTGGTAACGCCTGAATATACTTGTTGTTTGAACGCTGTCAGATTTTCGTTGTTATCAATGACCCATTGTTTGATTGTTGACTGCTCTCTTGGGGCGAGGCTTTTTACAAAACAACGCTTCTTTGCGTCATAATCATAGATTTTTTCGCCAAGTGAAAAGCCACATTTCAATGACTCCATTGCCAGCCGCAAAACGGAATCAAACTCTTGTTCCATCCCCTCAAAAACAGCCCATTGCAACCATTCGGAGCATTCTGTTTCTAATTTTTCGGGGTCTTTCGGCTCTTGGATTGTCCATTCGGCATTTGTAACTGGAAGCTCCAACGAAAGCAGCATTGCCTGAATCGTTGGGTCATTCCTGGCCATCTTGTTGTAAACAGTAATGCCGGAGGCGCCATACAGATCGGGGTTGTATTCGTCAGCGTCCCGAAGGTTATCCCACCCATACATTTGCACCTCAAAACCAGCGACACCTTCGGCTTTGTTAATGGGCGGTTTGGCAGGACGCTCTTTGAACTTCCTTGCTTTGGATGGGGCGCGCTCTCCCCTCAAAACGCGGTTTCTTGTTCGTGGCATATTAGACGGGTAACACGGTTTTTGACAATTTGGCAAGTCATTTTCAAGTTGTTTCGAGTTACCACTGCGAAGGAATCACTGCTGCCCGGTTCAAATCATCGAATGCAGATAGGCTTGAACCGTGTGCAACGCTTGCTCCGTAATGCGCATAAGACAGAGCTGCACCACCGTCTGGCAAGTGAAACTTGGGCCTGCTTGGCATCTTGAATTGTCCTGCGCTTGTAAACTCATAGGGTATTGTTGAAAGCTGTGCTCTTAACTCTTCAAAGTTGCCCAATCTCAATTCGCCGGTGTTCATTTTATCCTGAATGTCGAAAAGCAGCTCGGTCTGCCAGTTAGCATAGTGCTCCTCATCCTGTGCCCGCTCCTCACCTGTTATTGGCACCATTTCGACCGAGGCGGGCAGGGTTTCGCGTAGCCGGTCCGTTACGCCCCCGCCCAAACCTCGGTCATCAATGCACACGCCCTCGATTTCGCCTTTTCTGACAAAATCCGTGATGCGCCCGGCCGTGTGCATCAGATCACGCCCTCCATACTGTTCATAATGCAATACCTGGCCGCCCTGATAAATGACAAACGCCGTCATATCATTGCCAAAACGAGCCACGTCAACGCCAAGCCACCTGTCTCCCTCAATAGCTGGCATCTTCCCCATTGCATTTTCCAATGCGGTGAGCGTGAAAATGCGGTCAATCCCCCCGGGGGCAAAATTGCCCAACACCTTAGAAATAAATATAGGGGAACTTTCGCCCCACCTCTTCTTTTTGTCCTCTATGGTCTGTGGGTTGATCATAGGAGAATCATATTGCGTCGCGTGAATGATGTTCCATCTATCAGCGTGCTTTGTGTTTGCGTCGTAGAACTCCCCGGTTGGATCTCCAGGGGTTGATGCCATCACCTTTTGGTAGATGCCCTTTTCTGTGATTTGACCCTCGATCGCATCAAACGCTTCCTTTTTCACGGCCTTGGCCTCGTCGATCACGATAAACACGCGGCCAGCATGCAAACCCTCGAGCAAGTCCGGGTCTGTGTTTGCTGAAAAAGTAAACGAGCACCACAGATTTTTCCATGGTTCGTAATGGGCAGATTTCCCCGGCCCCTTCATGTAAAAGCTTTGCTGCTTTGTCTTGTGCGCTGCGGCTTGGAATTCCTTCGGCAAGCGCAACCACATTTTATCAATTTCAGCCCACAGGAAACGCTTCAACTGCGACCATGACGGCCCGATAATTGGTATACGACAAAATGGCCTAGTCCAGAAAAACCAAAGGATTGCAGCGGCAAGCGTGAATGACTTGCCTACACCGTGCCCGGTTCGCATGAGCACATCGTTTGTGCTTGCCATCTCCCGCAAGCCAAGCAGTTGTGGCTTTTCGTGGAATTCCTTGACTCTTAAAATCTTCTGACCGAACCCAACGGGGTCGTTGTACCAATTCGACCGAACATGATTGGCAAGCTTTTTAGCGGGCCGGTAACTCTTTTTAACATCTAGTTTCATTCATACTCAAGCGGTCTTGTGGGTTTTTGACCACAATCGCACCGATAACCGCCACCATCCCAATAATTACCGTCACAGTCTGGCGTTTCTGGTGCCTGGGTTGGCAAAGTTACGCCTGTATCAAGGCACGCTTTACATTTAACGGCCTCATCTTCTGGAATAAAATTAATTCCATCTATTAACTTCGCGCATTTCGGGCATTTATAAGCTGCGTGAGATCCGCACAGGTCGCACCCTCTTAATTCGTAATCATTATTACCCCAATCATTGACAGTGCTTCTTTTGCCACATTCTGGGCATTTTGCTTTTTTGAGTCTGTTTTTTTCGTTGAATAGTTTAACTTTTGCCATCGTTATCACCATTTACAATAGGTCCGTTTTCCTCTTCATCGGATTGGCACATTTTCAACAAAATCAAACTGGAAAAAATAAGCTCCGCTATTTCTGCCGTTCTGTGTTCATGTGGCGCAAATATATCTCTTTTGTCTATTTTGAATTTGTTCAAAATTTCTTTAAATTTTGCCCAATTATTCTTCAAGCTGATCATTGGAACTTTCGATTTCTTGTTGATCGCCTTCACCCTCATGCGTTGCTTCACCGACAACTTCCCTTATTACCCTCGTGTTCGACGAATCGGCTTGAACCGCATTGTTTATGATAAACTGTAAAACATTCGTTGTGTCGCCCATGTATTGGGGCTCCTGTTTCCAAGCAGGATCAAAACGAGTCAATACGCCTTCCGCTGCTGGCCAGTAACCCCTCTGAAGTGACATTTTCACAGCATCAATGGCCATTTCACAAAGAACGGACTGACCCTTTTGACGCGCCTTTGTTTCCATTCGCGAAAATCGCGCATTTTCCCTATACTTACGCAAAGATGTTTCTTTCCATCCAGCTTTTGCTATGCAAGTCGAGACAGAATAACCAGCTCTGCACGCTTCTAAGTAACGCCTGATCCTGTCAAACGTGAACTTTGTCGGTCTGCCGACAAGCCCTTTCCCGCTAGTCCTAACCTTCTTTGCAATCGCTTTTGTCATTCAACAAGCTTTCCGGTGGATCTTTCGGCAATACTTTCAGATCAATTAGTATGTCCATAAGGGCCGCGATCTGTCTGCTCTGCACCCCATAGTGTTTTCGCACGATCTTGTTGTATCTGCCGTGGGCAATACGATCGTCCATGATATTAACATATCTGCGAATAGCTTCTTTCATGTAGTTCCAACTTTCACAGTTAGCTGGCTGTTAACCCATCGTTTTGCCCATTCTTCTGATGCGTCTATAGTTGATGCCCATTTCTTTATTGCGCGTTGAACAGCGTCGGACCTGCATGTTCCAACATCTCGGAAAGACCTGCCATTGTCTTGTATGGTCCCTATAAATTGGTTTGTGCATCTCTTTGTCACTGTAACAACGATCTCAACTTTGGCTGTTGGGTTCATCGTCTTTAATAACGCCTTCTCTTATTAAAGGATTCGGCTGTTTGGTTTAACCCGATCCCGACCGCGCCCGCGCCCCCGACCGCCCCATTGCACCACGTTGGCAACCCATTCGCGGCGCGTGGTCCTTGCGAAAAATGGAGTCAAACGCAAGAACCATTTATGTTTTTTCCCTATCGAGCACATCGCCATAAAAATCGAAAACAAGCGGTTCGTGCCTATCCATGGTGAACAAGGTTCTGTTTTGGATCACGCTTTCGCGCATTTTGGTGCGTTTTGCGTGTTCGATGGCATCGGGTAATTCGCTCATGTAATCTATGCCTATGCCGATCTCTAACCGCTCGAAAGTTTCCAACATTTTGTGGTGCCTACCAAAAACAATTACTGGGATTCCAGCGGCTATGTATTCGAAAGGCTTGTTAGGTGTCGCGAGCGACATTAACGGGTTATGATTTGGAGCCCCCGCCAAACCATAATGAGCATTAGAATATGCTCCCAAAAGCTCTATTATGTCGATCGGCTCTTTTATTTCATACCTATATCGAAAAAGGTTATGATAATCTTTAATTGCGCCCGAATAACACACTAATGTAAACCCGCTGTCTAGGATCTCATCGAAACAGCTAAACCAATTTCTGTAATGGCCAGCAAGCGGGTTTAATCCTGTTGCGATAATGATGTCCGGCCCGTTTGGCTCTTGTATTGGTGGCGGCATCCAATCCATTGGGCAATAGCTTGGATATTGGCCGATTGGAATATCTCTTTCGGTTTTGCTTCTTATGATGGCGGCCAATTCTTGGTTGACTGTCAAAATCCCGTCGGCAAGTTCAAAAGCAAGCCTTTCATCTTCTCTTGTGATTCCTGTTCGCAAGCTGTTTAGGTCGTGAACATCCCAAACCACTGGTTTCGATGTCAATTCCTTCATTGCGGTAATTAGCCAATCCGGCTCATTGTGAACATGATACACATCAACGCTTTTGTTAATTATTTCCACGGCTTTTTTTAGAAACAGCCCCTTTTGCCCTGGGGGCGGTTCAATGGCACGCTCAAAAGGCATTGTTGTTTGGTATTCATTCCCGGCAAGACCTATCCAAAGAGGTGTAACCTTGCCGTTTTTTTTCTGGCAGTATGCAAGCTTTGTTTCCCTTGGCCCCCTATGCGACCTAACGTGACAAACCGTCAATTTTTCCATTTTATTTGCCCATTTTCCCTGTGAATTTCGCAACAACCCGTTTTCTGAATGTTTCAGGAGAACAGTGCGCCCTGTACCACATCGGCCAAAATGAAACGTCGGGCAGGTGTGTTTTTTTGTCTTTCAGAATTTGAACAAAATCTTCGATCGTTTTTCCATGCAAACAGCCCTGATAAAAATAATTTGTGACCGCGTGTCGGTCCCTCATTTTCATTTCAATGACATTTTGAGGGAATCCGTCATGCGCTGTTACCCTCAAAACACAAGTTGACATTTTCAGAATTTCGCTTGCTTTTTCGGGAGTCACCCAACCATGCTGTTCACAATTTCCTGGCAAGTTTTTGTATGGTTCCTTGTTCCCATAGATTAAAAATTTAATGTCAGGAACTTTGTCAGCAATCAACGTAACAGTTTCCGGCATGTAATTTGGCAAATTAGGAAGATAGGCGGCTACCATCGGCATCATAGGTGCGTTTGCATAAGATGGGATCTGCTTCGGGAAAAAATAGATTGTAGAAGCGAAAAGGTCCACTGTATCAAGCTCCAATTTCAGGCGCTCATGAACGCAAAATTGCAAATCATACTTTGGCAATTTGTCGCGCCATATTTTGTTAATTACAGCCTTTTTTGCTTCCTGACCCATCCAATATACCGCTGTTATGATTCCCCTTTGCTTGCACCATTCAACTGTTTCTTTGTGTTGTGGTGTTGCAGGGAAGAAAATGGCGGCATCTGCGTTGTCAAATGATTCAACCAAATTCGACCCGAGAGCAGATCGCACTGTTTCCCCGTGAATTTTCCAATCAGTATGAACTTTGATTTTCATCTCAAAGCACCATCAAAATGATTAGAATTGCCCAGCCAGTTATTGAAAACGCTGAAATGGCTTTTGCTGTATGTAACAAGCGTTCAGCTTCAGCTTTTGTCTGCTCCGACGCCTCAAACAACTCTTTTGTTTTTACAACAACCATATCAAGCTCTTTCATGATCTGATCAAGGGTAAGCTCTTTAGTTTCTATCCTTGGAAACTGAAGAATCTTTCCCATTTTCTGTTTATTCATCTTCGCCTATCTTCATTTGTCTCGGATCTTCATCGTTTTCAATTAGGTGTATTTTTGCCTTTTCGATCGTTTCTCCCTGCATAACCCAAATCATGCCCACCTTGTCTTTTGCTCCAAGCCCCATTGCCTTTTTCGCATGTTTCATCAAGATGTTGCGGCAAATTTCCTCTTTCAATTCTAGTTCCATTGTGTTCCCCTTTCTTTTTCATCCGAACATGAACATCGTAAGCGCTAAAATCCAAAATAGGCGGCAGGTGCGGTTTTTTGGCAATGATTGGCCAGTACGCATTGCTAGAGCATCGCACCCTTCAAACTCCATCCACGCAGCTTGCTGTTGATCCACCCATACCAGCGTTGTTAAGGTTTTCGCTGCGGCCGCCATTTTTATGACAAAAACACAAGTTGTTCGCCCCTATTTCCTATTCTATATTCCCAAATGCCTGCTTTTGGATGTCCGGCACGCCTTCTTTCAACGAAGTAGCACCCAAATTTTGGCTTTCTTAGATCCCTCAACCTTGCCGATGCTGAAGCGGGTGGCGCTCCAGTGTGCAAACTAATCTCTTCAAGGGTGTGCCATCTTCCATCAAGCATGTAATCTCGCACGCGATCAATCTGTTTCCCTAGTCTTTCAGCATCAAGCTTTGGATCTAGGGTAACTGGATTTATGTCATTTAGTTTTTGAAGCATCATCGCCAGGCCCCTGGAAGCTTGCCGACGCATCAACAACAACATTTGTGATTGTCATGGTGTCGTTTGCCACTCCAGCGTTTATTGCGCCGACAGCCCCTTTAATTGCTTGAATTATGTCATTGCGCAACCAATCCATTTCCTCGTTGATATTGTCCTTGATTCTTTGAGACCAGTATCCGCTTATGCAAATATGTGGCAAAATCACAAACTTATATTGCCTGTTCAATTCAGGTTTAGCTTGTTCCATCTGCATCTTCCTCCGTGATAACGGGCGGTGTTTTTGGAAATTTGTCGATAAAATACCTGTCGGACCATCTGCCGAACTGGGCAACAGTGATGTCATTGCGTTCACAATATTCGTTTATTTTACGTTTCATTGCCGTGCTGCATCTATAGTGCATAAGCTCTGGCATGAATTCTCCTTGTCCCTTCTCATTCCCCATATCATGTTACCTCTTTTTGTTCCTGGGCATCCTTCGCCTTTCTAGTGTGAAATAGTATGTCAAGCGATCGTTCAAGTTGATCAGTTTCAAATCCGCAAACCTCGGTCCAACTTGTTGTGCCGAAAACATTGTCAAACAATTTGATCTTTTCCTCTTTTACTTTCCCCGCTGTTCCTGCTCCGCAAATATAGATTATTTCGGCCTG